GGCTTGGCACGTCACGGCGCGGACGGGGACGTGGTAGGGATCCGGTACGGTGTGGTTAGGCGCGGTGCGGAGAGGCACGTTCAGGCCGGTCGCGGTAACGCATGGCGCGGATTCGGCCTGGCGTGGCGTCGCTCGGCGCGGTGAGGTGCGGCAAGGCGAGGCGCGGCCCCGACTAGGCACGGCCAGGCTGGGCCGGGCTGGGTCTGGCTCGGCACGCCGAGGCGCGGACAAGGTGCGGCTGGGCATGGTCGGACCCGGTGGGGCTCGGATCGGCAGAGCGCGACAGAGGAGCGGATGTGGTCCGGTGAGGCTTGGCGAGGCGAGGCCTGGCGGAGCAAGGCCTGGCGAGGCGCGGGTTTGGCACGGTGTGGCTAGGCAGGGCCGGACTTGCCGAGGTTGGGCTTGTCGAGGTGTGGCGTGGTGAGGGCAAGGTGCGGTCTCGGTTTGGCGGGGCTGGATCCGGTGCGGCCAGGTGCGGCGGGACACGTTGCGGTAAGGCAAGGATAGGGCAGGGCCAGGCACGGCTTGGCTCGTCGCGTCTCGGCTCGGTATGGTGTGGATGATTGAGATCTTGGCCGTCGTACGAAGCACAGTGTATTCGGCGCCAGCGGGTCGATCGACCCGCTGGTTTTTGTCCACTACCCTTTTGTGGTATCGACCAGTCATTTGGTTTACAATCGCATCGACAACAGGCGAAGACGCCGATCCGGTGCCGTCCATGGGGGAACGGTTGTGGATCCGATCGCACAGGCGCTCGTGGACGACCTAACCGAAGACGCTGAGCTTGGGCGGGAACACGCTTACCAGCTTGTCCGCTTCTACATGCATGTCCAGAAGCTGCGTATTGCGGCCAACAACCGAGCCAAGGCGCTCGAGCGATCTGGTCGGCCGAACCGGACACCGGTTGCGGTAGCCGAGCGGCTGTTCTTGCTTGAGAGATCGATTTCTCAGGCGCTCGGCGCCTGGGTGCGCAGTCACCCTGCTGGTCAGTGGATGCTCCGTCAACATGGTGTCGGTCCGGTTCTCGCCGCGGCGTTACTGGCAATACTGCTGCGTGGGCCGATACCGGAAAGAGTCAGTTCGTGGTGGGCATATGCTGGCCTCGCACCGGATCGCGTGCACGAGCGCGGGCGTCCGCGGACATGGAACGCGACGCTCAAGGTGTTTTGTTACCGTCTCGCCGACTCCTTTGTCCGGTTCCACGGCGATCCGAAATGTTATTACGGCCAGGTCTATGCTCAAAGGAAAGCGCTCGAGCAAGAACGCAACGAGCGTGGTGAATATCAGTCTCTCGCTAAAAGGGCGCTGGACACGCGCGATATCCGTGATCCCGAGACGAGAGACTGGTACGAAAAGGGGATGTTACCGCCTGGTCGCATCGAGTTGCGTGCGCGACGGTATGCTGTGAAGCTGTTCCTGGCTCACCTGCACCACATTTGCTACGAAGCAGCGTATGGTAAGCTGCCGCCGCATCCGTACCCGATACCACCGCCGCTGCTTGAGGAGCAATGATGAATCGGGAAGTGATCGTGCGATCCATTTCGGAGCGCCAGTTGCTGGATATGGTAGTAGAGCTCGCTTTGCGCCTGGGGTGGCTGGTTCATCACGACCTGCCAGCGCTGAACGAGCGCGGTCGGTGGCGGACGGCGATTCAAGGCGTTGCTGGTTTTCCCGATCTGGTGCTCGTGCGACCGCCGCGTGTCATCTTCGTGGAACTGAAGCGCGAGTCAGGGAACACGACACAATTACAAGAGCGTTGGCTCGATGCACTGTCGTCGTGCCCCGTCGAGGTGTATGTCTGGCGACCGCGACACTGGCTGGATGGTACGATCGAGCGCGTGTTGTCGGGTGAGGCGTATCAGCGGTGAGCGATCCGTTCTGGACGTACCAGCGGGTATCGTGGGTGTTGAAGAACTACTACGACTTGCTTGCGCGCGCGCGGCCACCCCGCGATCCGGCCATGCCACCGCCACCACCACCGCGCTTTCGCGTTTCGATGGAGCCGTACGACTACGAACTCGTGCGTATTCTGGCTGATATCGACCGAGCACTGTCGATCCTTGCTACCCATCACCCCGATTCATATCGCCTGCTGGCCGCTGTGTACCTGGATCCTGACCGCCACTGGCAACGCTTGTCGCTCAACGCACGCGTCATGCTGGTTTCGACGCAGCGCGGTTGCACCACGCGCACGACCTGGCGCGACATCGCACGAGCCAAAGAACGTCTCGTCGCCATCCTCTCCGGAGAGCAGTCTACAGAACAATGAAATGTTCTTCCTCGAACTGGACTCGACGAGTTTGAGCACTTGTGCTGGTTGTCAGCGATGGCTTATCCTAACAGTAGGCTGGGAGAATTGGTGACTCTCGGTGCCGTGATACGAGTGCTTGGGCCGTTTCATAGGTGTGACTTCAGGGCCAAGCCTGGCCCTGAAGTTTTTGGGGGATGAAGGCCGTGGATGCAGTTAGGGCTGAGCGCAATCTGGCCCGCAAGCAGCTTGCTGCTCAGGTCGTCCAGTTGCGCCTGTCCGGTCATTCCTATGACGAGATCGCTCAGTATCTTGGTCTCTCCAAGCGGCGCGTCCAGCGGATCATTGAGCGGGAACTGAGCCGGTCTTTCCGTGAACCCACCGAGCTGCTGCTGCAGATGGAGCTCGACCGCCTGGACGCCCTGCAGCGCGCGTACTGGGACGCTGCGATCGCTGGAGACGGCGAAGCGGCCGACCGGGTCTTGCGGATCATGGACCGGCGCGCACGCTACCTGGGTCTCGACCGGCAAGACACTGTCCAGGAAGACCTGGGCAAGGCCGTGCTCAAGCTCGTGACGCGCCTCCAGGAACTGGCTGGTGGAGAACCGGCGCCGTCGCCGCCATTACCCGAGCCGATCGATGCACAGTATCGCATCGTGACGGAAGAGAGCAGTGGCTGTGCAGCTGACGAGACGGCAGCTGATGCAAGAACTGGTACGAGCATTGGAGCTGACGGATGACCCCGTCAAGTTCGCTCGTGCCTGGCTGTCTGTCGAGCCCCATCCGGGACAGCAGCGCTGGTTGCTGGCCGAATCGCGGCCGACAGCGGTATTGGTTACCGGCCGCCGGTGGGGGAAAAGCACAGTTGCCGCGATCCAGCTCCTCTACAACGCACTCAAGCAACCCGGATCACAGCAGTGCATCGTCAGCATCACGCTCGACCAGGCGCTGATCGTGTTCTCGCAAGTGGAAGAATTCGTCCGCCGCAACCCTGCTATCGAGCTCTTCGTCGAGCAGTGGAAGCAGTCGCCGTTCCCGTACCTGAAGTTCAAGAACGGGTCGGCGATCATGGTACGGACGGGCGCCCGCGAAGGGATGTACTTGCGCGGACACAAGTTCCACCGCGTTGTGGTCGACGAAGCAGACTACCTGTCGGAGTCGCTCATTACGGAAGCCGTGCGGATGACATTGGCCGACGTCGGTGGTCAACTGGTGATGACGACGACGCCGCGTGCGTTGCGTGGCTACGTCTATCGGATGCTGCAGCTCGGCTTGCAGGGTGACCCGATGGTCTACGCCCAGGTCGGGACGACCTTCGAGAACCCGCATGTCGACCATGCGTACATCCGGTCGATCTACGACCAGATGCCGACGTCTGCCTGGATGCGCGAGATCGAAGGCCAGTACGTCGAAGACACCGGATCGGTCTTCCGGTGGCAGGATATCCAGGCTGCCTACGAAGACTGCGGCTGGCTGCTGCCGGAAGAGCCGCGGCAGGATCGCCTGTATGTCCAGGGTGTTGACCCGGCTAAGCAGAACGACCACACCGTGCATGTGATCCTTGACGTGACCGAGCGACCGTTCCGTGTCGTCCTGTTCGAGCGCTACCAGCGGCGTCCGTGGCCAGCGATCGGCGAACGGGTGCGCGAACTGCACCAGCGCTACCACTGTCGCCTGACGCTCTTCGATGCGACCGGTGTCGGTGGGGCGGTGCTGGACGAGATCGGCGACGTCGCGCGTCCGTTCGTGTTCACGGGGAAGTCCAAGGTCGAGCTGATCAGTCGGCTGCAGGTCGCGCTGGAACGGCGCGAAATCCGCTTCCCGTTCATCCGCGAATTGGTGGACGAACTGCAGGCGTACACCTACCAGGACAGTCGTCTGTCGACCGACGCCGTCATGGCGCTCGCACTGGCTGTGCGCGCAGCGACGCAGACGGTGCAGTCTGGACCGATCATCCGGGCGGTGGCGTTGTCGAGGAGCAGGTCACGTGTCGTGGTGGAGTCGCTTCTTTAAGCGACAACCAGAAGGCCAAGCGGTAGTCCAGCGCGTGGCCGTCGGTCATGTCGTCCCACCGAGCCGCCAGGTCAAAGACCCATTTGAGGAGCTGTATTCGCTGGGCCGAGCCATTGAGCCGCCGTACGACCCGGAGAGCCTGGCGCAGCTGGCGGAGATGAATGAAGTCCACGCAGCCGCGCTGGATGCTGTCGCAGCCGATGCTGTCGGCCGCGGCTGGACGTTTGTGCCGCGCGTCAGCTCTCCTGACGAGCAGGCCAGGGCAGAAGTCGAGCTGTTCCTTGAACATGTCAATCCCAATTACACGTTCTCCGAACTGCTCTATCAAGCCGTGTGGGAATTGCGGGCGATCGGTTGGTCGGCCTGGGAAGTCGTCCGATCGGACGACGGCACCATCGGCGCGATCTATCCACTACCGGCACACACGTTGCGCCTGACGCGCGATCCGAACATCTTCGTGCAGCACCGTGGCGGCGTGTTTCGCTATTTCAAGCTGTTCGGTGCGCCCTTCGAATTGGACGGCAAGACTGGACAGGTGGTCGACTACACTGACGATCCAGCGAGCGAGGTCATTCTGTTCAGCCGCTACCATGGACGAACCCGCTACGGTGTTCCCAGCTGGGTAGCGTGTATCCCGTCGATCGTCGAATACAACGCCATCCGAGATTACAGCGTGGCTTTCTTCGATTCGTCCGGTGCAGTCGGCCGGATCGTTCACCTGTCGGCGCCAGCATCGGTGAACCTGCAGGACTACGTCGATCAGATCGAAGTGGCGTTGCAAGAAGCAGTCGGCAAGCATCGCAAGACGCTCGTGATCGGGATGCCGGATACGGTGCAGTTCCGTGTCGAGAAGATCGGTCCGGACGTCCAGGAAGCGTCGTTCCTGAAGCGCCGGGAGGATCTGATGAAGGCGATCCTGATGGCGCACCAAGTGCCACCGTACCGAGTAGCTTTGGCTGTCACCAACACCTTCGGTGGCTCGACAGCGCGCGAGATGATGCGGGCGTACCGCTGGGGTGTGATTGAGCCACTGCAGACGGTGTTGGAAGACCGCCTGAACAAGACGCTGTTCGGCCCTTACGGACTGGGCCTGGTCTTGCGTGGCTGGTACTGGCGCCTGGAAGACTTGGATATCCAGGAGACGGAGCTCGATCTTGCGATCGCGCGGACTGGTATTGACCGCATGATCCTGACACCCAACGAAGCGCGGGCACTGCTCGGATTCCGTCCAGCCGAGCACCCAGCGATGGATCAGTTCTACTTCCAGGGCAAGCCGGTTGCATCGGGTGAGATGCCGACGCCTGGTGCAGCAGTCAGTGCAGAGACCGAGCGCACTGATGCTCCGATCGTGAACGTGCATTTCGGGTCGCGGGGAACGAAGCGATGGAGCTCGTCCTGAACGTGTCGCTCGACGATATCGCATCGCCACGGGACGTCCAAAAGCTATCTGACGAAGAGCTGCTTTTGTTGCACCTTCGCCTGCACCAGTGGGATGCGACGCTGCGCGAAAAGGGTGTGGCACGCGAATACCGGACGATCAACCGGCACGTGTGGGTCGTCGAAGAAATGCGGCGGCGTGGGATGAACCACAACGAGCACGACGAACTGGATCGCGACAGCCGTCCGTTCCTGGAAAAGGATGCTGACCTGTCGTGGCTCACACGGCTACTGGATCAGGCTGGTGAGGCTGTCCTGGTGCCACATTACGTTTCGGTTGTCGGTTCTGCGGTGTTTTCCGACGACCCGCACGACATCGACGTGCTGGTTCGCGAGGATCCCAACGTCGCGCACCATGGCTGGCGCGAGAGCGTGCTGCTGCTAGCTCGCAAGGTGCTGGATCCGGAGAAGACCGGCAAGCAATTGCACTTGCTGTTCAACCCGCAAGGGCCACACCTTGCCGAAGGGCAGGCCTACGTGCCGCTCTTCGACCTGGTTCTGCGACCGCACCGTCCGCTGGAGCCAGTCAACTGCTCAGTGCTGCGTCCGCTGATGCGGTATCCTGTCCAGAAACCTGCCATGGCGGGATCAACCGACTTCTTCTCCAGCGGTGAGGCCTGGGAGCGTTGGGCGGAGAAGGCCGTCGCGGAGAGTGGCGTCGTCTACGCGAGTCCGAAGGTGGATGGGTTCCGCCTGATCCTGTCGCGCAGTGGTGACGACGTGCGCGTCTGGCTCGAGGACACGCAAGAATCGCTCGATGGACCACTGGCACGAGTCGCGCGTGAACTACCTGACGGCACGACGGTTGAAGGTGAACTGGCGGTTCTGCACGGCGAGCAATGGCTCGCACGTCCGCAGATTCCAACGTTCCTGCGCGGCAGACTCGACGGAGAGCCGTACGTGTTCCTTTATGACCTAACAGTGTGGAACGGTGAAGACGTGCACGACTGGCCGTTTTCGGAACGGCTAGACCTGTTGCAGTCGATCGATTCGCCGCACTTGATCGTCTTGCCACAGGTTCCTGTCCGTTCTCGCGAAGACCTGGAAAGTGCCGCAGACACTTTGCTCGCCTGGACGTTCCGCAACGACGGCCCACCGATCGAAGGTGTCGTCCTGCGCCGAGGCGATGCGCCGTACGTCTTCGGCCCGACGTCCACGATGGCGAAGTTCAAGGTGTACTTAGAACTGAAAGTCAAGGTCGTCGCGGTCGATCGGACGAAGAACGGCTGGGTGTACACCGGTGCGTTGCGTGGGACGGACGGACAAGACGTCGTGCTCGGCAAGACGTTTGTCAGCGACGAGAAGCTGGCCGACGTCGGCGATACGCTGAACGTCCGCGTCGAAGAACTGGTTGTCGACGACCAGGGCCGGATCTCCTGGGGCAAGCCCACGCCGCTCGGCGTCGACCGCACGCGCCCGGCTTATACCGTGGAGCAAGCGCTGGACATGGCCGAACGGTCAGGGACACTCAAGCGCTACGTCGTGACGAAAGAAGAGACGCACGACCTAAGGGCACTGGTAAAGGACGACGGAGAAGACGATGAGCCGCGCAGCACCATTGCACGCGAACACTGGGAGAGGCGCTGGCACGAAGCCATGCCGCTATCGGGTGAGGCGTTGCCTTGGGTGCTGCATGCGCACGTGCGCGGTCTGAGCAAAGAAGAAGCGGAACGGATTGTCAAAGGCGAATGGGCGTTGGATGACGTCGTGCGCCGGACGGATCACTCGATTCACTTCGACCTGCGCCTGGCCACCGATCGCTTCGGAGGTTGGTGGGGTATCACGCTGTTCGGCGGGTCGATGGAAGAAAATCGCGAACGCTTGCGCCCATTCCAATTGATGGACGATCCTGATCTCGCGATCCAGTCGGCGCCGAAACTGTTCGGTCCGCTAAGCTGGTTACAGGTCGGTATCGAGAAGCCGCTCGTCGTGCAGCCGCGCGGTGTCGGATCGACGAGCCGCACCTGGGCGGCATTTTGGGCAATCGATCGCGGAACGTATCGACTGGGTTTCGCGCGCGTCCATGCTGTTGAGGTCTTTCTCGAGGGTAAGGTACTCAAAGGGCGTTTCCTGTGGCAGTACGCACCACTGGGGGAGGGGCGCCGCGAGTGGCTGTTCACACGCCCTGCCGAACAGAAACCCTATGCCGTGACGCATGACCGAGACGAAGTCGTCCGCGAATTACGTCAGAAGGGGCAACGGTATCTCGTGTGGCCCAAGGATCCGCGAGACCTGCGCGCCGGACACGAACTGATCGACGTCGCGCAGATCCTGCGGATCGTGCGCCGCGATCCGGAGAAGCGCTACACGCTCGCTGTCGCGTATCCGCTCCGCGAGGTTGACTCGTGGGGAGACGTCATCACCGATCCCGAACAGCTCGAGGAAGCGGCCTGGAATTACATGCGCAAGAGCCGTCGCGTCGGTCTCGACCATGCACCAGGCACGGAAGGTGCAGGCACGGTTGTCGAGTCGTACATCTACCGCGGCCCACGCTGGGAAGTGAATGGTGAAGTGGTCGAGCCGGGAGACTGGTTGCTCGGGATCGTCTGGACCCCGCAGGCCTGGGAGCGGATCAAGCGAGGTGAAAAAGTCGGTCTGTCGATCCAGGGCTGGGCGCATCGTCGCAAGCGACGAGAGGAGGTGTAACTGTGGAACGAGAACAAAAGGAGATTTACGAGTTGGAGGACATCGAGGTGGATCGGGTCGATGCTGTGGATCGTCCGGCCACTGGTCGGCGCTGGCTGATCATGAAGAGCGAGGAAGAGGACGAGAACGTGGCGATCGCCAAGGAACTCGAGGAACGCGTGGCGGAAGTCCTGGAGGCTTTGGCCAACGATGCCCAAGGCCGCGGTGGGTTGCCTTTGTCGGATGAAGCGCTGTCTGCGCTGAACCGGTTGGCGGCACTCTATGGCCTGAAGCAGCCGTTCGGCGCTGCAACTGCCGAGGCCCCGGTGGAGGAAGTGCCTTCGCAGGCCACCGAAACAGAAAACGCTGCTGAACAGGTGGGTGAGCCTGTCGCAGTCGCAGCGGAAGCCGACGAGCAGAAGGCGTCTGCAGAAGGCCAGGAAGGGTACGGGTATCCGGCACCCTATTACCCGAATCCGGATATCTGGAACGCGATCCTCGAAGAACTGAAGGCGATCCGCGCGCTGCTCGAGAAGGGTGCTGTCGCCAAGTCCCAGCCAACACAGGTCGCCAGTCGCCAGCCTGAGCCGGAGGCGCGCGTGCGACAGCCGCAAGTGCGCCGGTGGGGCGAAGGGCTGTTCGCTGACGTCCTGTTCGGTTCCTGACAACACGATCGTGCGGCGCAGGTGTCCCAGCCTGGACAAGTCAATAACGGTGCAATCGCTGAACTACTGAGAAAGGAGGAATCATCGATGCCGAAGACTGCACGAGAATGGTTGGAGAAGGCGACGTTCACGACTGCTGACCTTGCGTCAGGCGGTCGATTGTCGCCACAGCAGGTGCGCGAGTTCCTGCGGGTGGCGATGGAGTCTGGTGTCATCACGAAGGAGATGCGCTACGAGGACTCGGACGCGCCGCTGTTCGAGGTTCCGCGCATCTCGCTGAACACGCGCGTGCTGCGCCGCGGCACTGAGGGGCAGCGGCTGGCTGACGCTGACCGCGTCAAGCCGCAAACTGGCCTGGTCACCCTGCAGACTGTCCTCCTCAAGGGTGAAGTGCCGCTGACGGACGAGGTGCTCGAGGACAACGTCGAGAAGGAACGGCTCGCCGACACGATCATGGCCATGTTGGCCGAAGCGGTCGGCCGCGACGTC